GGAAGAGATTGACCTGGGCATTGAGGCCTTGAAAGACGGGAGTGCCGATCTGCTGTTCGACAACGTTATGCAGCTCACTTCCAGCGCTATTCGCGGTTGCATCGTGGCGCCGCCTGGCCGCAAGCTGGTCGTGGCCGACTTGTCCAACATCGAAGGCCGCGACCAGGCGTGGTTGGCGGGAGAGGATTGGAAGCTCCAGGCTTTCCGCGACTTTGATGCGGGCACCGGTCCCGACCTCTACAAAATGTCCTACGGCAAATCGTTCAATGTGGCCCCCGAAGACGTCACCAAGGAGCAACGTCAGGTGGGCAAGGTGCAGGAGCTGGCGCTGGGCTATGAGGGTGGCGTCGGTGCGTTCGTCACCTTCGCGGCGGCGTACAACATTGATCTGGACGAGCTGGCCGCCCGCGCCGTGAAGTTCATCCCGAACGAAACCTGGGGCCAAGCCAATATCATGTTGCAATGGCATCGCGAGCACAAGCGCGACCCTGCCGCCGACATGAAGATGCCTGACCGCACGTGGCTGGTGTGCGAGTCGTTCAAGCTGGGCTGGCGCCAGGCGCACCCAGCGATTGCCGCCGGCTGGAAGCAGTTGGATGCCCTGGTGCGCGCCGCCATCGACGAGCCGGGCCGTACCTTCCAGTGGCGCTACGTGAAGATTCGCCGCGACGGTGCGTGGTTGCGCATCGTCCTGCCGTCGGGCCGCGCGTTGTGCTACCCATCGCCGAAGGTAGGCCACAAGGAGGACTGCGCCGAGTGCCTGGGCACTGGCAGCACAGACGAGCTGACGGAATGCCCGGCGTGCGAAGGATCAGGTGTCAGCGGCAAGAACAGCAAATCGATCACCTACATGGGGGTGAACCAGTACAGCCGTAAATGGTCCCGGCTGCACACCTACGGCGGCAAACTTTTCGAGAATATCTGTCAGGCCGTGGCCCGCGACGTCATGGCCGAAAACATGCCGGCCATCGAAGCAGCGGGCTACCAGATCGTGCTGACGGTGCACGATGAAGTCATCTGCGAGGCCCCAGACGAGCCGGAGTACAACGCCGAACACCTGTCGGGCCTGCTGGCTACAAACCCCTCCTGGGCGCCCGATATGCCCTTGGCGGCGGCAGGTTTTGAGACTTACCGCTACAAGAAGGACTAAAAAAAAAAAAGCTGTTGTACAATTGTTTTGTTGTGATATAGTTCGATTCAACAAGCAAGTACTTGTTACTGGCAAACGGGGCGCCTAAAGACCCGAATTTCTTTTAAGGAAATATAAAATGAGTAATACCGACAAACTGTCCGAATTTGATTTCATCGTTGCAATCGACGCGTCCGGCTCCATGAGCACCGAAGATATGTCGGGCGGCCGCTCCCGCTGGCAAGCAGTGCAAGAAACCGCCGCAGCCTTCGCCCGTGACCTGGGCAAGTTCGACTCCGACGGCATCGATGTCGTTGTGTTCGGCGGCGCACATATCACCACCCACCAGGGCGTTACCGCTGACAAAGTTGCCGACGTGTTCGCCTCGCGCCGTCCAATGGGCAGCACTCCACTGGCCGAAGCGCTGGAAGCTTCGCTGAAACTGGCCGGCAAGTCTGACAAGAAAGACTTCATCATCGTGTTCACCGATGGTGTACCGGACGACAAGACCGCTGCTGCTAACGTGATCCGCGCCCAAGCGAACGCGCAGACCAATGATGATGACTGCACCATCCTGTTCGTACAAGTCGGTAAAGATGCCGGCGCAACCGCTTACCTGCGCGAGCTGGACGACGCGCTGACCGGTGCCAAGTTCGACATCGTGGACGCCAAGACCCAGGACGAAGCCGAGCAGTTCGCCACTACCGCCGAGCTGGTGCTGGCAGCCATCGACGACTAAAACAGGAGACCCGGCGAAAGCCGGGCTTTCGTCATGATCGACATCATCCTGTTGTTTTTCATCCTCGCCGTGTTCTACGGCGGCTTCTGGTGCGGCAAGCGTTACGCTTCGCTCGGCGCTATGTTCCAGGCCTTCGTCGGCTGGTTTGAATCGCTCTGGAAGTAACGTGGTCGAATCCCCGCCACAAGCGGGGATTTATTTTCAAGAAAACACTTGTACAAGTTGTTTGTTGTGGTATAGTTCTAATCACCAAACACAAAGGAGAAAACAAATGCAAGCCTTCGATAAAAATCAGCTGAAACCCGGCGAGCGCTACGTGGGAGCGATTATCGATCAAGATGGAGCCAACGGCGAGCACATCATCTTGTTGCCCGGTGAAGCGGAATCCGTTAACTGGGAAGACGCAAAAGAATGGGCCGCGACCATCGGCGGCGAATTACCCAATCGTATTGAATCGACGTTGCTGTTTGCGCGTATGAAAGATGAATTTAAGGCTGATTGGTACTGGACGTGCGAGCAGTACGGGTCCGGCAGCGCGTGGATGCAGTACTTCGGCAGTGGCTACCAGGGCTACGACGACCGTGGCTACTCCTGCCGGGCGCGCGCCGTCCGCAGGTTCGTTCTTCCCGAATAAAACAGAAAGCTAATCACCATGACCATTACTCTCGATACCCTCAAGGCCGAACAAGAGCGCTTGGCAGCCTTGATCGCAAAATTCGAAGCGCAGCCAGCCTATCCGGTTGAAATCGCCTTTCCCGAGCTGAAATCGGGCGAACGTTACGTAGGCGCGATCATCAGCCCTGATGGCGCGAAGCGCGAACACATCATTCTGCTGCCTGGCGAAGCGGAATCCGTCAACTGGAAAGAGGCGCAAGCTTGGGCTGAATCGGCTGGTGGGGAGTTGCCGGATCGTTGCGAATCGGCGCTCCTGTTCGCCACGATGAAGGACGAGTTCAAAGAAGCCTGGTATTGGACTGGAGAGCAGTGCGGGTCCAACAACGCGTGGGTGCAGCTCTTCAGCCTTGGCGACCAGTACTACTACAACCGTAGCGGCTCCTACCGGGCGCGCGCCGTCCGCAGGTTGAAAATTTCGTAATATCGCTTTAAATCGGCATGGTTTCGTCCGCACCCGCGCAGCTGTATCGCGCGGTCTTAACCTGGTCGTGCCGCTGGCCTACATGGCCACCGCCATGCGCACAAACGGAAACCCCTGGCTCTAAGCCAACAGGTCCGGCGCAGTCTCCGCGTTGATCGGCGCACGCCTTCGACGCAGCGACGTAGATAGCACGAATCGGCGCAGTACGGGTCCAACAACGCATGGATGCAGAACTTCAACAATGGCAACCAGAACTACAACAACCGTAACAACTCCTACCGGGCGCGCGCCGTCCGCATATCAAGACGCGGGCCGCCATGCCGATTTTTCTTTTAATGAGCTGGAACAAGCATATCAATCCTGCCGCAAGCACAAGGGCGCAAAGCCCGCTGCCAAGGCGTTCGCCGAGAACGCACAGCAAAACTTACTGGCCCTCTACGGTGAGCTGAAAGACGGCTTCTATCGTCCAGGCTCTTCTATATGTTTCATCGTCACGCGGCCAAAGCCCCGTGAGATTTGGGCCGCTGACTTCCGCGACCGAATCGTCCAGCACTTGCTCTACAACCACATCGCGCCGCGCTTCTACGCTTCGTTCATTGCCGACAGCTGTGCGTGCATTCCGGGGCGCGGCACGCTGTACGCCACCAGGCGCCTTGAATCCAAAGTTCGCAGCATCACGCGCAACTGGTCGGCGCCGGCTTGGTATTTGAAATGCGATCTCGCAAACTTCTTTGTCAGCATCGACAAGACAGTTCTCTGGAAGCTGATCGAAGCGCGAGTTACCGAACCCTGGTGGCGGGAACTGGCGCACACGATTCTGTTCCACGATCCACGACAAGACTTCGAACTGCGCGGCTCGGCAGCGTTACGCGAACTGGTGCCGCCCCACAAGCGGCTGCTGGAGCAAGATGTGGGCCTTGGTCTGCCAATCGGCAATCTCACATCGCAGTTCTTCGCCAATGTCTATTTGGACGTGCTCGACCAGTTCGTAAAGCACAGCCTCAAGGCGCGACATTACGTGCGCTACGTCGATGATTTCGTTATCCTGCACGAATCGCCGCAGTGGTTGAATGCAGCCCTGCGCGAGATTACCAAGTTCCTGCCGCGCGCCCTAAATGCGCGGCTGAACCCTACCAAGACGATCCTGCAGCCCATAGCGCACGGCGTGGATTTCGTCGGCCATGTGATCAAGCCCTGGAATACCAAAGTGCGCCGCAGGACGTTGCGCCAGGCGGTGAGCCGTTTGCTGACACTGGATGACGTCGATGTGTTCGCGTCGGCCAACAGCTATTTCGGCCTGGTGCGTCAAGCATCCTGCGGCCACAAAGACCGCACCCGGCTGGCATGGGCAGTTCTTAAACGTGGCTACGCCGTTAACGGTGCACTGACCAAAGCCTACAAGAGAAAGGAGCAACAGCAATGAATTTCCTTGAAAAATTCCGCCGCGAGCTGGCCGCTTTCCGACAGCCTCGGCACAACGAAACGTGGGAGCAGTTCCGCGCCCGCGAACAGCGCGAAGGTTCGGTTCTGGCAATTATTTCATGGACCGTTGTCATGATCGGTGCTTGCTTGTTGGTACTGGCCGAACTTCTTGAAAGGGGCGCGCAATGAAAGCCGGAGACCTGATACGCGCGGCCCGTTGCCAGCTTCTGCGCTTGCGCATCGCACAGAAGGAATCGGATATTCGACTACTTCACGATCAGCGCCATAACGACGCCCAGGCCTTGATCATCATTCAAGGCGAACTGGTGCATCTACGACAGAAACTACGCACAGAGGAAACCCATGCCTGCTAAACCGTACATTCGCGAGAGCGATATCGAAGCATACCTCGTGAAGCGCGTGAAAGCCCAAAAAGGCGAGGTGCGCAAAGTTGAATGGATTGGCCGACGTGGCGCACCGGACCGCATCGCCATGTTACCAGAACGGCAGTACGTTCCGACAAGTACCCTTGGCGCCATGGTAGCGGCGACCTATCGCCCCAGTGAGCTCGCGATCCCATCCCGCACGATTTGGATAGAGCTGAAAGCGCCGGGCAAGAAGGCCGAGCCGCACCAAGCCCGCGAACACGAACGCATGCGCAAGATGGGGCAGCGCGTTGAGGTCGTGGATTCCTTTGAGCGAGTAGACGAGGTACTGAAATGAAAGCATCATTTATCTTTGGCGTCCTCGCCTTGGCGTGCATCGTCGGTGCTGTGGTCTGTGCCGTGCACGATAACGACTTGTGGGCGATCCTATTTGCTTTCGGCGCTGTAGGCATGGCTTCGGACACCGAATCTGCCGCTACGGCCGAAATGCGACAGAAAGACCGTAAATGAGCCAGCTATACGTGCCGCGCCCGTATCAGGGCCTGATCATCGACTTCATTCAACAGAACGAGCGCTGCGCCATTTGGGCAGGTATGGGCCTGGGCAAGTCGGTATCGACCCTCACCGCGCTGTCCGAGCTGTTGCTGGTCGAGGACGGACCGGTGCTGGTCGTCGCCCCTTTGCGCGTAGCACGCACCACCTGGCCGGACGAAGTGCGCAAGTGGTCGCACCTGAACCACTTGCGCATCATGCCGGTGATTGGCGACCTGAACCAGCGACGCGCCGCTCTGCGCTACCGGGCCGATATTTACACCACCAACTTCGAGCAGCTGCCATGGCTGGTGGACCATTTCGGCGAGAAGTGGCCTTATAAGATCGTCATTATCGACGAAGCGACCAAGTTAAAAGGTCACCGGCTGAAACAAGGAACGCAGCGCGCCAAGGCCCTCGCCAGGGTGGCATGGTCGAAGGTTTCGCGGCTGGTGGAGCTGACCGGTACGCCAAGCCCGAACGGCTTGCTAGATCTGTGGGGCCAAGCTTGGTTTCTTGACCGTGGCGAGCGACTGGGCCGCACATTCGACGGTTTCAAACAGCGCTGGTTCCGGCCCTCTTATGATGGCTATGGCAACGAGCCAATCGACTGCGCGCAGCGAGAGATACAGGCCAAGCTGAAAGACCTGTGCCTCACCATCGACGCCCGCGACTGGTTCGACTTGAAAGAGCCAATCGTCAATAACATCTATGTCGATCTGCCGCCAGCGGCGCGCAAGCTGTACACCGACATGGAGAAGCGGATGTTCATGGAGCTGGAAGAACACCAGGTCGAAGCTTTCGGCGCGGCGGCGCGCACGATTAAATGCCTCCAACTGGCCAACGGCGCGGCCTACGTTGGTGAAGGCACGGGCGAGTGGAAGCCCGTACACGATGCGAAGTTGGAAGCGCTCGAAGAAATCGTCGAGGAAGCCACCGGAATGCCGGTGCTGGTGGCGTACCACTTCAAGAGCGACCTGGCGCGGATGTTGAAAGCTTTCCCGAAAGGGCGCCAGCTCGATGCCAACCCGCAAACCATCAAGGATTGGAACGAGGGCAAAATCCCCGTGTTGTTCGCTCACCCGGCCAGCGCCGGCCATGGCCTGAACTTGCAGGACGGCGGCAACATTCTGGTGTTCTTCGGGCACTGGTGGAACTTGGAAGAACGGTTGCAAATCATTGAACGTATCGGGCCAACGCGGCAGATGCAGGCCGGCCACGATAGGCCAATGTTCATCCACAATATTCTGGCACGCGACACCGTGGACGACATGGTGCTGGAGCGCGTACAGACGAAACGCGAGGTGCAGGATATTTTGTTGGACGCCATGCGTGTCCGTAACTTGAAAGCAGCATAGCGTCGGCATGCTGTTGTACAATTTCGTAGCACCGAGCCGGGCGGGTTGACCCGACAAAACCTGAAGGAGTATCGCAATGAAGAAGGTAATTTTCGCAGCTATCGCAATGCTGTTTTCGCTGTCGGCTTTCGCTGCCGATCCTGACCTGGTATCGAACGCCACCGGCACCAAGGTGTTCGCACTGGGCAACGCCTACGGCGTGGCGCCCCCATACACCGCTGGCGCCGCACCGCGCATCCTGTACGCTGGTTACACCGGCTGGCAGAACCTGGAAGACGACGCCATCGGCAGCAAGTACAACTACGTAAAGAGCCGTCTGATCGTCAAGGGCGCCATCGAAGTCGGCACCGTTACCGGCGTCTATTACGTGCCGAACAAAGATTCGTTCGTCCAGTGCGATAGCCAAGGCTCGTATCTGCAAATCGGCAACACCGCTACCGTGATGCGCGATTACCTCGGCAACGACGGTTGCGCGTATCGTGACAAAGTGCGTGCCAACGCGAACTAAAACAAAAGCCGGGTCTCCCCCGGCTTTTTCATTTCTGCGGCTGAGATTGCGCCAGCAGCTTGGATTTCTCCGCACTTCCCGCTGTGCTACCGTAGTAGTAGCTGATCACCCCGGTGAAGGCTGAACCCAGCGCGCCCAACATGATCAGCGCGGCCTCTTTCGAGCTGGGCGGCAAGTCCTTGAACATCATCACCAGCAGGATAGCGAAGAAGCCCACGATGACCACGCAAGCAATGATCCGGGGGGTGTAGCTGTCGCCGGTCTTTATCTCACGCTCCCGTGCGTTCTGGCGGTCCTGAACGGCCAGCGCTTCCAGTTTCCCGATGTGGGAGAACCCAAGTTCCTGCATCTTAACGGCAAACGCTTGGTCAGCAGTTTTCAACGCCATCATGTGCTCAGGACTCACTCCAGCAATTGCCGCCTTGAGCGCACCTTCAGTTTTCTCGGACAGGCCCAGGGCGTTTGCCGCAGCTTCCATCGCCAGGCCGCCTAGCGGACCCCCTACGGCAGTAGCAATCCAAGGCGCCACGGTGCCAAGAACGGTTTTCCAATCCATCAGAACACCTCCATGTTGCGCACAATGCGCAAGACCCAGCCGCGTCCGAATTGTGGCCACGTCTTCAACCCAGTAAGGTACTCCAGACGCGCCTGGTTGAACGCCATCACCACGGCGGCAGGTTCAGCGGCCCGCACCGCCGCGACGGTCTTAGGGCCGATAATGCCGTCTGGCGTGGCGCCGACGGCGCGCTGCAGCCACTGCACGGCGCTGCCGCCATGGTAGGCCGAGTCGAATACGTGGAAGGCGATAGCGGCCGGCAGCTGGTCGCAGCGGTTCGGCGTCCAGTAGTATGCTTTGGCGATAGCCTTGGCAGTCTCTACCGGCAAGTCTTTCATCGCGCCCAAGTAGCCCCAGGCCCGCGCCACGCGCAGAGTGACGCCGTGCATGGTCTCGCCGCCGGGGTCAGCGGGGTTGTTGGAGTAGCCGCCCTCGCTTTGCAGCAGCCGGGTGAAACAGTCGTCAAACGAGGTCACCATGGTCAGTCCTTCGGGGGTTCGTGCCGTGCGCGCCACTCGCGCAGCAGCTTCAGTATCTGGATGGCGAACACCACAGCAGCGGTGCACATGCCCAGGCCCACACTGGCGCGTGCCATCCAGCCGGTGATGATGTCCATCTGCGCCGCCGCCCCGGTGGACGCCGAACCTACAGCAACCGCAGTTGCAACTTTCGGGCTGCTAGCCGCTTGGAAGATCGCTTCTTTGGCGCTTTCGATTTGATCGTTCATGGCGTTTTCGTCGGATGATCAGCCTAAGCCCGGACGCCAAGAGCGCCAGGAACCACAGGGTGCTCGTGATAATCAGCATCGTGGCGGCCCACATGTAGGAGTCGTAGGTATTGCACATAGCTCAATCCCGCAATCAGATAGTTGTAGATGTCTGGCGGGGAATAGGCCATATATAGGCGGTAGCCTACGAAGTTGATAACCACTGAGGCAATGCACGAGGCCTGTATGTGGTCGCAGAGACGCCCGGTGATTCGATGTTGGGCTAGGTAGAGCAGGAACAAATCGACGGCGCCCGCACTGCCGTGGTAAACCGCCATCATTTCGGGAGTGTTGGAACACCCCAACATGATCCAGTCGTGCACTTTCGCCGCCAGGAAGAAGGCGACAATAAGCAGTAATCGCGAGCGCCAACCGTTCATTTCGACTTTTTCTTAGTCGGGGTAGGAACGGCTTTTTTCTGTTCGGTAGGCGGCCGTTGTTGGCCACCGCCACCGGTCGCATGGTTTTTCTTCATGGCTTTCCTTTCTGGGTTAAAATTGTACAACTGTACAAGTTGTTACAACACGATGATACTTGATCCCATCCTCTGCGGCTACATTCTCGCCGCGATATTCAACGCCTGGTACTGGTCAGGGCGTAAGTAGCCCAGCCTCGCGCCGACGCCGTTGCTCTTCTGTTTCCGTCCCAAGCAGCGCCGCTGGAGTGAGAGCCGTCGGCCGCCGTGCCGCTGGCAACCGGGGTACGTTCATCAGGAGCGCACCCGGTGCGTTCAGCGCGGCACCGGATTGCTGGCTCACCACGATGTTTTGCAACGGGCCTTCCAGCGCCGGACCAATCAACGGAATCTTGCCCAACAGCGGAGCGGTGCTAATGCGTTCCAGCAGCCCCATAGCGGCGCCGGCCGTGTTCGAGTTGTTGACCGCACTGCCCACCGGCTGCACTTGCTCGTAGCTGGCTACCCGGCCCAACGCTTTCAAGCGTGCGACTTCGTCCGGCTGGAAGAACAAGCCAAGCTTGCGCTCGCCAATGGCATTCAACGCCTTGTTGTAAGCAGACTGGCTGAACCGTGCCACCTCATCCGCCGCACCGCCGGTAGCCTTCTCCTTGAGGTGCGCCGTGATCTGATCCTTGATTGCCACAAGAGCTTCGTCGTTGCCTTTCAGCACACGGGCCAGCTGCTCTACGTCGCGCACATTGGCCTTGTTGCTGGCACCGACAATGAACTGTTGGACGAATTTATCGGGCGCCATGCCATCGCGCACCGCTTGCAACGCAGGGGTCTTCTCTACGGTCTGCATCCAAGCGCGGTTCAGCGCGCGGGCTTGGTTGAAGGCTTCCACCGACTGTTGTCCAATTTCTTGCCCCTGTTGGAGCGGCGTATCGTCAAGCGCGGAACGCACCAGGCCGAGGGCTTTGCGCTCCGCCATGTCGGTTGTGGCGCGCTGCAGTTCGCCTAGGCGCGTTTTGAACTGTTCAGCGACGTCCACAGTAAGCGGCATTTCGCCGGTCGCGGCGCGGTTGAGCAGGTTGCGCACGTCGCCCGGCAGTTTGCCCCCCAGCAGCGCGTCGTCTAGCAGATCGTTGGCGCGCCGGGTGAACGCGGAAGGGTCCAGCATAGCCGCGCGGCCCGAGGTATCACGCGCCGCGTTATACGCCTGCCCGATTGCTTTCTTGGCGATATCGTTGCGGCTTTCCAGTGCCGACATGATGCGCTCGCCGCCGGCCAAAATGTCATCGGCGCCAGTCGCCCCCAACTCGTTTAGGTTGCGCACCAGGGCTTGGTTGTTGGTGTTCTGTGTCTGTGCCAGCTGCTGCGCCGCCGGGTCGCGCAAGTTGGCGCCGGCCTTGGCCAGGTTGGCTTGCCGGGTGACCTCGCCGGGGTCGAGCGACAGCCGCGCGCGAGTCGGCGTCAGACCGGTGAACCGGTAATCCGCCAGGCGGCGCAGGGCGTCGGGCGACAGCTTCTCGCCCATCTGGAAGGCTTGGGCGACGTCCTGGCGCAGCGACGCGGCAATGTCGGCGGGCAAGTCCGCTAGCTGCATGCCATCGCCGCGCAATGCGTTGTTGATGGTGATATCGATGCGTTGCGGCGGCACCGTGCGCGGTGTCATCGCTTGGCGAGCGGCGGATGCTGCGCGCTGGCTAGCGGCCACACCGAACGGCGCGGCGATGCCCGCGCCCAGCGAGGCAATCATCTGCGCACCTGGGCCGCCGCCGGTCTCGCGGGTGTATCCGCCGGCTCCACCGGCCGCCGCCGCGCTGGCCATCTGCGTGCCGGGGCTGGCCGCTAGCTGCTGCAACACCCCGCGCCCCGCAGTCTGTGCGGCAACTGGTGTACGCGCCAACGCACCGGCGGCGCCAGCAAACGGCAGTGCGCCGCCAGCCAGCAGCCGGGTGGCGTCTCCCACTACGCGTTCGCCAGCGGTCTGCGGCTTCGGCAGCCCCAGCAGATTGGCTAACACCTCCCCGCTACGGCCCTCGATCTGCTGGCGCGGCGCGGCCCCGGTGACCAGGTCGGCTTGGGTCGGCGCTTTGTTCGGTAGAATGGCGTTCAGACCGGCGCGGATGGGCGAAGTCACAAAATCCAGCACATCGCCGACGCCTTCGGCGCCGTAGCGCGCGGTAAGGCCCACTTGGCGCGGCAGGTCGCGGATGGCGGTATCGAGTTGCTTACCGAAGCCTGGTGCAGGGGCTTCGATCTTCGGCGCGGGCTGCGCTTTCACCTGGGCTGCGATCATTGCTTGTGCCTGCTCCGGCGTCGTCCCTTCTGGTACTTCGAAGCGACCAATGCGGCCATCAGGCATCTGGAAACGGGCGATAGGCATTATTCGAATCCCAAGAATTTAACTTCACCGCCAGGTGCAGAGGTGGGGACGATGCTGCGAGCTTGCGGTGCGCCTGGACCAGCGCGCACTTGTAGTGATTGCAGGTAAGACGGAATGGCATCGAATTTCTGGCGGATAACGGCCTCGCTATCTCCGAACTGCGGTGTCAGTTCGGCAATCTTCTGCGCTGCCTCGTCGCGGTTCACCCCGGCCCCGGTGGCGGCACGCAGCAGTGCCTCGGACAGCGACGACGCCGACTGCACGAACTTCTGGCGGTCTTCGCTGCGCAGGCTGTTGCCGACGGCCGACAGACCAAATGGCAGCGACGCCAGTGCGTCGGCGGCGCCTGGCTTGGCCGCGCTGCGGATATTGCCCTTGTCGTCGAAAGCGACCCTCGACAGGTTGTTGTAGGCTTGTTGCGCCTGCACCAACCAACCGGTGGCTTTGGCTTGGTCTTCAGTCATCTTCGGCGCGGCGCCGCGCTGGTTGGCGTTGAACTCCCGCGCGCGAGCATCCGTCATGTTCTGGCCTCGGCGCGCGGTCTCCGCCGACAGCATGGCATCAGGGGATGCAGTGCGATTGAATGCCTGCCCTGCCGCCAAACCGAACGGGTTGTACGCCACCTCCTTACCGCCCAGGTTGAGCAGCTTCATTTCTTCGCGAGGGGTGTACCCTTCCAGCCGCTTCACCTGCCCCTGCTTGCCAATCAGCACCGGAATGGCTTCGCCGTTCGGACCGTTGAGGAAGTTGATCTTGGTGTCGAACTCGGCCCCGGCCTTGGCCAGCGCCTTGCTGTATTCGGCGGCGCGCAACGGGTCTAGCGCGGTGACGCGCGAAAGGAAGCCTTCCGTGTCGAAAGTGTTCTGCTGCGGCCCGTTGGCCAACGCTTGGGCATTAACCATAGTCGGGCCGCCGCCAGCGGCCAAGGCCGCGCTTTCAGGGCTAACCACCGAGGCGCGGGCGGCGGCGTCGATACTGGCTTGCAGCTCGCGCGAGCGCTTCTTCTCGGCGGCGCTGGCCTGCGCCTCATCCATCTGCATGCCGCGCAGCTGGCGCTGGTAGGAACGATCCTGCGCCGCCTCAACGCCCTGCTGATAGGCTTGCAGCCCGCCACCAAAGGCCTGCCCGAATCCCACCGGGCGGGTGGAAGGTCCGCCAGCTTGCAGCAGGGCGGCGGCCATCGACAACAGCCCTTGTGTCTGCTCTGGCGACAAATTGCCGAGTTGTTCGAATGCCATGGTCTACCTCAATATCCGTTGGGGAACATGCTTGCGATGCCGGCACCCATGCCGCCTCCGCCAGCGCCTCCGCCACTGCCGCCAAAAAGCCCTTTGAACTGATTGTACAGTCCGAGACCCGCGCTCGCGCCGCCCAGCACATTCGCCGCCGTGTTCTGGTAAAGCGGCTGCGAGCTGGAGCTGCTGGAGTTCGCGCCGATGAACGGGGAGAACAGATTAGCTACGCCCTGGGCGCGCTGCAAGTCTGCATTTTGCCCTGCCTGGTTGTAGTTGTACATCTGCTGGCCCAGGCCTTGCAAGGAACCAATACCTGCTGCCGTCGATGCGTTGTTCTGCGCGTTGGTGGATAGGATATTCCCCGCGTTCAGGCGATTGGTGTCAAGCGCGGCCTGCTGGTTCGCCAACGCGGCCTGATTGCCCGATGCCTGGTTCGCCATCTGCGTCTGGATGTTGGCCTGCATGTTGGCCAAGTTGGCCGCCTGTTCCAGGTTGGCATTCTGCGACGCTACGCCATACTGCGAACCGCTCAAACCCTGCAAGGCATTCAGCGCGCGGTTTTGCCCGGATTCGAAGGCATTCGCCTGCGCACCGGTCGTCGCCGAAATATTGGCCAGACCCAGCTGTTGTGCAGCATTGGTAGCCTGTTTGTTCAAGTCGGACAGCGCAAGCCCTTCGGCAATGCCTTGGCGGCTGCCGCCATATTGGCCGGACGCGATGGCATTGCCCCGGATGCCCGGCAAGATACTACGCTGCAGATTATCAGTGATATTTCCGAGCTGCGTGCTGAATGCTTGATTGCTCTGGTTGATTCCGCTCTGCAAAGCATCCGTCAGGTACTTGTTTTCCGCCGGATTGCCGTAAATCGTGTTTTGGAAAGCCTGCGTCAGGTCGATGTTGTTCTGCCCCGGTGCTTTGACCTGGGCGGCATTCGCCGTCGGCGTGCCGATCATGTTCGGATTGTTGAATGCTGGCGTATTGAAGTTCGGCGCGTTCTTTGGGTTCAACAGGCCCAGGCTGGCGTTGCGGATCGCGGTTACATCATCCGGCAGCGCGCCGGCCAGGTAGTTGCTGGACAGGTTGCCGGCTACGCCAGAACCAAGAGTCTGCGGCTGGCCCAGCAAATTGCCGAAGCTGCCCAAGATGCCCTTGTTATCGTTCCCCGTGCCAAAGAGGATATTTTCAATGCGCGGGTCAAGCTGCTGTTGCTGCGTAGAGGTCTGACCCTTCGCCGCATTCTTGCTGGACATGTAGCTGCCCACCGCGCCGATGGCGGCACCCCCGATTGCTCCCCAAGTCATAGCAGCTCCTTCGTTTTGTTCATTTCAATTTCTGGTACTTCGCTATAGTCTTTCGCGATCACTTCGTCCTCAATGCGCACCAAGTCCGTTTCATAGGTCAGATGAACCGTGGCCCATACCGTTTCCTCCAGCGCTAGCACCAAGCGCTTGGCGCCGACACGGGACACAAAGGAAAAAGGCGCTTCCATGACCATTAGGCCGTCTTCGGTCAACACCGCCACGCGCCCCCTCATCAAGAAATTAAGATGCGAGTGCTTGTGGATCTTTCCGATAACCCAGTGGTCTTTTGGCACGGTGATCTGGCGCCCGTAAGCGCCGGGGGCAAACAGATGCTTCAACGGCATACCCTGCTGCACATCGAACTGCGGCGAGCGCCCCGATTCTTGCTCGGCGCGCATATGTGTCTCAAGACCACAGATCAACGCGCGCACTTGTTCCGCCGGAATTGCGCAAGGAACCTTGTCACCGGTCTGATAACCTGCTGGCAGGTTGTCGGCAAAATGGCGCAGCCACGTGCACATCTTCTGCGCTTCATCCATCACCGCCAATGCGCCGCTGTATTTGACTTTGATTTCCATCATCCCATTTGCACCCAAACGCCGCCGCTGTTGAAAAAATAAATGCCTTCACCGCCGCCCGGATTCCACAGCGTACCGTCTGCATATCGGATATCGCCTTGGCGTGGCTTGTCCGGCGCAGCATAAGTCGGGTCTATGTGCCCATCTGCTACGAGGCGCAATGCAGCAGCGATCTTGTCCAGTTCCTCGCGCATGAATCGTTGATAATCAGCCGGATTGGTCGGCACTTGGCTAGGTTGGTACAACATTGAGGAAATAGTCGGATTTCGCATCAGTATTCCCCCGCCACCAAGACATCAATATCGTAGGAGTCGAGACGCACAAAATACGCACTGCCGCTCTCAAACCGGATGGCGATATACCGTCCGCTCACAAAACAGTCGTTGCTGACGGTTTCACCGATGGTGTGCGTCATCGTGGCTGAATATACCGGGTCTACGTACGGATCGTCCGACGACCCCACTTTCACGGTGAAGGTGTCGCCCACGTTGCCCGTGATCCGAGGTCGGATGCCGCGCACGGTCTTGATATTCTCCGGCGCGCCAAAGTCAAGCCCGACACGCTCCAGGTAGCAAGACGGCTGCGCGCCGTCGAACGACGCCGAGGCATCGAGCAGAAACAGTTTCTGCGAGCTGGACGCCATCAGCACGCGCGTGGTGTTCGGCGTAAAGCCAGGCCCCTGCCACGCGGTTAAATCGGAGTTCCACGGATCGCTGTCCGAGTCCCAGCTGGCGCTGAGCGAGTCGTCCACCGCCCCGTAGTTGGCGTGGTGGATGCTCGGCAGATCGCGGTAGGACACCGTGTTGTCCACATAGTTCCATACCAGCGCCTTGTTCGGGATGCTATTGCCGATGCTGGCGTAGCAGATGAAAACCTCGTTCAGGAACGGGTTTTTAAACACAAAAGCGCGATCCTGCGCACTGGTGTCCATATCTTGGAACAGTGCGCGGCGTGCCTTCTTGTCCAGCACCTCGGTTGCGGTCTGGCCGTCATGCACCACCACGTCCGAGCCGGTCAGCACGAAGTGCCGCCCGTCGATCTCGACGATGCAATTGCGGTTCAACGCTCCGGAGACACCAAGTACTTTCTGGAAAGCGAACACGAACGGGCCACCGGTGTAGGTCATGCGCCAGACGCTGTCCTCTTTGTAGATCATGAAGGAATCGCGCAGTTGCAGCCCGTCGATGATCGCCCCGTTGCTTTCAGCAAGGTCGGTTTCACCCGCGTCCTGCGTGGCGTCAGCGGGGTCCCAGGTGGCTGGCACGGCGCCAGGGTCAGCAGCGCTGGACCATTTCACCATGAAAGGGTAATTAGTGCCGCCCTTTGTGACATTCAGCGCCACCAAGAAGTTGCGATAGGTGCGCATCGACTTGCAGAACGTATTGGCCGGCCACGCGGTGAGCGCCGTCATGCGATTGGCCGGGTTCAGGTTCCACTGCTGCGGCGGGTCGACCAAGTTGCCCGCATTGAAGATCGGAATGCCGGACAACAGCGTGCTGGTCCATTGATTGGGGGTTCCCGTGTAATCCACATCGACGCCAGCAGTCTGACGCGTCAGGTTTGTGTGCACGGCCACGCCGCCAGACACGGTAACGGCGTAAATCTTCGCTGCGCCGGCGTACATCCAGTAGCGCGCACTGCCCACATTGAGCGCCAGCAGGTGGTAAGGGATGACGGATGGCGTGCCGTACACCGCGCCGTGGCCCAGGAACTGCTGTGCGTAGCCATCCAGCATGCGGATGTTTTTAGCATCCGTCCATGCGGAAATTGGCAGCTCATGCTTGGAGAGGTCTTTGACAACCCCCACACTGCCGCAGTTCGGGACGCGTACGTAGGCCATCCTTACACCTTCACCAGCTGGGCGCGCAGCGTGGCGGCATCGGCTTCCAGCGCCAGCACGCGGCTGTTGTCGCCGGTCTGGATGGCTTCACGCACGGCGCGCGGGGTCTTAGCATCGATCAATGTCAAAGCGGCCAGGATGGGCGCATTGATCGATTCCGGCGTCGGGCCGGCGGCGCGGCGCGCATCAATTTCGGCCTGCTCATCCGGTGTGCAATCACGCTCCTTCTGGCAGCCTTCCACTTCGTCCCAATAGCAAACTTTATCCATGTCATGGCTCCTTATGTATTGGCATAGCCATAAACGTAAATCTTGCCAGTGGCCTGGAAGTTGGCCCCAGTGTTCCAGAAGAGACGGAATCCGGAGACGGCACCGCCGTTGTAGCCGATAGCTTGGTCAATACCATCCCACGTGGTGGCGGCGACCCTGGTCGAATATGAAGACCAGTAGCCGCCTTTGATGGCACCTGTTCCCACATTGGTGTTTGCGATTTCGAACGTGCCGGTTGTGCCTGTACCTGCCGAATCGGTATTGTTATTAGCACCAAAAAATACGTCAGTTGGGGCGGCCGTTACTAGGCCGAGATAATTGCTAGCGGTGTCAACAACTCCTCCATTTGCAAAACGCATCCGAATAGCTGCCGCCGTAGCTGGCAATAGCCCCTCAAATACGATTTTGTAGGCGTCGTATGTACTGGTGAAGACGTTGAGCGACTCCACATTAGCCGCCGCTGTCGGGGTCAGGGTAGCCAGCAGGACCAGTGCAGGTGGAGTGACAGCCAATGCCCGACCATTTGCACGGGTATAGGTGACCACTCGCGCTGCCGCTCCGTCACCGCGCACTTTGCATGAATCGCCCGCAGCGGTGACGATGTTTGCGCCAGTCGGCAAGATCAGATTTGCGCCGTTTGTCAGGGTCAGAATTCCGTCAAACACCAATGTGCGCTCGGCACCTGACGGAATCGTGATCGCGGTAATCGTCGTGGTCCCCGTGATATGCACCAGGTTACCAGTGGCCGCCGTCAGGTTGATCGTAGCTGCCGATGGAATGTCCGCACCCTTGCGCTCATTCACTGCCACGCCAAAGGTATCCGTCCAGCTGGCATTGGTTCCGTCAGTGGTTAAAAATTTTCCCGCGTTACCTGCCTGGCCCGGCAGCGCCGCGCTGAACGCCAGCTGGTCTGCGTAGCGCTTAGTGATCGATACCAGGCGGAAATCCGTCCCGTTGTAGAAGGCCGCATAGCGGGTGCCCGCCACCAGGTCGCCCGCCGCCAGTGCTGAACCGTCCACAGCCAGCAAAGGCGTAACGGCAATTCCCGAAATATTCAGCGTCGCTGCACCAGTATTGGTGATGGTCGGCGCGAACATGGCTAACATGCGCGTACCGTAGCTAGGCAAAGGCGTGGTAGGTGTCAGCGTGTAGGCGTTCACCACGCCGCCGTCCGTGCCGGAAACGACAACCGCACCGGGGAAGCCAAGGAAGCTGTTTTTGACGGTCGTTTTCAGCAGACGCAGGTGGTCATCCCCCTGGCTTTTCGGGTCTGTCCCTGGCGGATTAGCGGTTACCAGGTCATTGACGTAAGTGCCGGTCTCCAGGCCCATATTCAGTATCTCCAGCCACGGCGCGTACCGCTCGCAGCGTAAAGGCTTTGCGGAATCTCGGTGCGCAGCGGCGCAACGGTCTTGGAACGAGAAGCGTCGGTGGCCACCTCGCGCAGCAATCGGTCAAACATCGCCTGCCACATAGGTAGGCGCTGGTCGTCCATGACGTACGGGGCCGATTGCGCCAGTGCGCCGTACAGGTACAAGTCGGGTGCGCGTGCGAACACAGCGTTCGTCGGGTTGGCGTTGGACAAATATACCGTTTTCCAATACCGGAAACGCAGCGGGTAGGCCGCGTCCGCGTTTTTCTCGAAAGCGATATTGGCACCGTCGATGGCCCAATAGACGGGCAGCCCCTGCTCGTCATCGTTGATGCGCAGCTGCTCGACCAGTGCCGAAGTAAAGTCGTAGCGCGGTTCGATATGTACCGATTGAAGCGACACGGGCGAGCCGTAGTCTGCCGGCAGCGCAACGAAGCGCGAGCCGATATCGGCTACCAGGTTGGTTTCGACCTCGACAGGGAAGATATGCAGTCGCCGATTGATGATGTTCTCGGCATTTTGGATAAACACAGGCACCTTTGCCGAAAGATCGGACCGGTGCAACCAGTCGATCACTTCGGACTGCAATTCGGCGTAGGTGGCGAGCGTCATTTACTTAGCCTTTTTCTTCGCTGCAGGCGCGGGTTCACCGGTCAGCTCTTGCTCTGTGCGGTCTGCGTCTTCAACGTGATCGAGGTATCCCTCGGCGCGGGCGGTTTCTTCTTCGGCAGCGTCCATTGCCACGCGACAATTGCCGCGCAGGTACAACGCTTTCGGGTGTTCTTGGAATTCCATCTGGATTGCTCCTGAAAAGACCGCCCCGAAGGGCGATCATTGGTTACGCGCTTGCGAAGCCCGCGAAAGTCGCCTCTGGACGCACCAGGGTGATCAGGTAGGTCTCGCCAGCAGTCGGCGTGATGCCGGCACCAGTATTGTTCGAGAATGTAATGGCGACGGTATTCGCAGCCGACACCCGGGCGTTGACGATGCCCAGGCCCGCCTGCGCGGTCGGTTTCGACACGCCCGAGACGACGTCGCCAGCGATGACGCCCGGGACGGTGAAGGTTTGTTCTGCCGTGGTATTCGCAGCGACCAGTGCCGGGGAAAGCGGCACGGCCGCCACGCCCAAGGCCCGGACGTTGCCGGTGATGATGCCTGCGGACATGGCGGTTTCTCCTTAGTTGGACAGGATGCGAGCGGCCAGCTGGGCGCGCAAGGTCTTGTAGCCGTACAGGACGTCGATACGAGCCGGGAACTGGTCGTTGGCGATGGTGTACTGTCGGATCATGCGCATGCTGATACCTTCGAAGGTTTCGCGGGCTTTCCAGTCCACGCCGTCAGGCATGATCAGGTCGGCAGTGGCGAAAGCGAAGGCGTCCTTGTGGAAGGCCAGGGAAGGCTTGTACACCGCCGACGCGCCGCCCACTTTGACGATTGCCGCACCGTTCGGCATACCGCCGGCGGTGACGTTCTGGCGACCGGTGGTGGTGTAGATGGCTGGTGCGAAGTTCAGCGTGCCCGCGCCGCCGGCATAATCCGCCGTGACGACGAACTGTTGCAGTACACCAGTGTCGACTTTGGTTTCCGGGTGCACGCGGTTGCAACCGGCCACGGTGAACACGTCGCCCTTCTTGAAGGTCGTTGCGCCAGCGGCCACCACAACAGAGGTCGAGCCGTTGGTGGTCACCGCGCCGTTAACGGTGTAGCCGGTTGCCGAAACAGCAGTGCCCGTGGTCTGCGACGCCAACAGGGTGTTTTCGTAGATATCGCCGAAGCCCGCAGTGCGGCCAACCATACCGGTGCGGTATTGTTTGGCGATCTCACCCGAATCCTGGAACAGGCCTTTCAGCGCGTCCACCAGGTCGAGATTGTCCTGGGTGTTCAACAGCAACGTGCGGTCGTCGGTCGGCGACAAAGCATCGGTCAGCAGCTTACGGCCCTGCAGCGCCGCACGCATGGTCATCGGGTTGCCAAGGTTATTGACGGCTTGGTAGACGTCCAACGCCATCGACAGGGCGTCGGCTTCGATGTTCGCAGCCAGCACGCTCACCGCCGGAGCGATAATGCGCTTGCTGAAGTCGTCCAGGCTCAGGGTCAGGTCGACAGCGGTAAAGCTCAAATCGACGCCCTTCTGAGTCGCGACTTGCAGGGTTACGGACTGCTCGACGGTGTCCTGGGCCGCCATAGTGGCACCGTTACGAACCACGTACTCGTTCGGCAGACGGATGCGCAGCGAATCGCCGATCTTGGCGCCGGTCTTGGCGAAGGAATCGTCGTACTGGCGGTTGATCGAACCGATGAAGTTCAGTTTTTGGTGCAGGATGCGCAGCGCTTCGCGCGTGATCATCTGCGGTGTCAGCAAGGTATTTGGCATTTCAGACCTCTTTCAGGTTAGCGTTTCTTATGAAGTTGTGAATTCCGGTGTGCCATCCATTCCGCAGTCGACATCTTGTTAGGGTCGCGCTGCGTGCCGGTGCGGGCTGCAGTAATCTGCGTGGCCGGCTTGATCGGCGCCGCTGCGGCGGCGGGTTTGGCACTGCGTTTCTTTTCCAGCTGGTCGTAAAGTTCGGCCTTATGCATGAATTTGAGCAGCTGGGGATGTTTCACCGCCAGGGCGCCAATTTCTTGTGCGTTCATGCCGTTCGATACTGCGTACTGAGCGAGCGCAACATCGCGACCGCCGGACCAACCGGGGATTTCACGCGCTACATAAGCCTGTGCTTCCTGTACTCGCTTGGCAGTTTCCTGCTGCTCGTTCAGAGCAAATTGCTGCTGTTTCTGCGTGACTGCTTCTGCTGCTTTGACGCGCAGGCCTTCCAGCTCGCGTCGTTTTACTTCCAGTTTTTGGGCCAGCGCCGGGTCTTGATCGATCAGGGCGGCCCAGTCCACCTTCCCGTACTCTTCCAGTTGCTGGTCGATAGCGACCACCTTGGCGTACTCGTTCAGGTAGGCTTGATGGCCTTCGCGCGTCTTCTGGGTTTCCACCTCGAAGCTTTTGCGCTGTTCGGCCAGGTCTTGCGTTTTGCGGGTGTAATCCGCCTGCATCATGCGCTCGGCCTTCAACTTCTCGGCTGCGCTTTTTGGGAGGGCGAATTTCTTGCCGTCGACCTCGATTTCGTCCTGTTCTTCCTCTTCGCCGGTTTGCTCTTCCGAGTCCAGGTCAGCGTCGTTCAGGTTTTCATCTTGGCCTTCTGCGGCTTGGGACAGGTCTTCCGAAGCCGCATTATCTGCAACGTCGGAATCCTGTGAGGCAGGTTGTTCCACGAACATAGTTCTAGTTCCTTATGTTATGCCATTGCTGGCGAAAAAGCTACGGCTGCGTAGACTGGTCCACCGCCGTAGTAACCGACAAACCCGAGCCGCCCGTTTGCCGCACGGCGAAATACCAGCCTGCTGGCAGGAAAACGGGAATTGTGCTGGCAATGCCCTGAGTAAGGGCCAAGCCGATTGTGAGCGTGCCGCTGTTCTGGTTGCGATATGTGGCTATTTGCGTGCCGCCGCCAGAAGCCACGGTATTGGTCGAACCAATACGCACCTCCCCCGTGCAGTTCGTGCCGCCAGTCAGGGACAAAGTAGCGTCACAGTTCAGCGTCAGGGTGACGAAGGCCGCTTTCGTATTTGTGGTGGCCTGGTAGGCCGTGGCCAAGGCAATGCTACGGCCAGTCGGCGAGCCGAAGTCAGAGATACCCGCTGGTCCTTGTGCACCGGTGGCGCCCGTACTGCCTGCCGCGCCGGTTGCACCGGTCGGTCCTGGGTCGCCTTGCGGCCCCTGTGCACCGGTCGGGCCTTGGATACCCTGCGCACCGGCTGGCCCGGTCGACCCGGTTGCACCGGTCGGTCCGATATCACCCTGTGGTCCCATTGGTCCTTGTGCGCCGGTCGCGCCGGTAGAACCGGCCACGCCCTGAGGGCCTTGAGGGCCGGTTGGTCCCTGCGGGCCAGTCGTCACCGGTACGTCCAGCACGCCGCCGGACAGCGTGAAGGCAGAACCCAGCACCAGGCATGTCGGAACTGCGCCCGCACTGGTGGACGGCATCGACACCAAGCAGTCCACCGAGCTGTTTGGCGCAACGAAGCGCGATACGTAGCCGGTGTTGGCCGAATTGCGCTGGTCAAGGCGCAGGACATAGGCCGATTGCGCGCTGGCAGCGCCAGCAGCGAGCATCAAGACCAGGGCGAGCAATTTACGCATAGAGGTTCCTATTGGATCGGTAAATCGGGTGCGGCCTGTGGCGCAGTTTGGGCCGGCGTCAGCACCTGCTGCAACGTCTGGATCACCAGCATCTGGATTTCGGCCGGCCCCATGGCCGGCGCGGTGACCTTGAGACGATTAGTCTCGGCGTTGTACTCGTCGATCTGCACCTTGCGCGCGTCAATCTGGTTCTTTTGCACGTCGATAGCGTTGTCCTGCTGCGCCTGTGCCAGCTGTTGCTGGAGTTGCTGGATAACGCCCTGCATCTGTTGCATTTGTTGCTGCATCGCAGCCGCTTGCGGGTCTTGGCCGCCGTCTTGCAGATTCGGCGGAAGCGCCTTGCGCATGCGCGCGGCGATTTCGTCGGCGCCTGGCCAGTCAAGGTTCTTGGCCAGCAGATCACCTATCAACGGCGCGCTCGACGGGTTGGCCCGGATGAACTCGATCATCTGGTTGGCGGCTTCCTCACGACGGGTGTTGTAGGACGGCCCGGTTTCGCAGGTGACGTCGTATTTGCCTACCGTCAGGTCGTAGACTTGCGCCAAACCCTTCATCTGCTCTTGAGCGTGCAGTTGCTCAGGGGTTGGTTGCGGACCTTGGGCGCCGTTCACCGGCACCATGATGTTGCTACCGTCGTCCTGGATTACGCGCAGGATGCGCGGCACGTTGTACACCTTAGGGATCAGGTCGCACAGGATGCGACCAGCGTGGCGCACGGCACGTGCCAGGTTGTCGGTGAAGTTGAAGGTGGAGATATCGCCTTCGCGCTGACGGGCCAGAATGGCGCGACCGCTGGTTTCGTTGGAGCGGGCGCCCAGCGATGCGTCGTAAAGCCCCATGATGGACTTCATATCATCAGCGGCGTTCATTGCCTCTTGCAGTGCGCCGGCTGGTGGCCCCGCGAATGGCTGGCGCTGGGGCGGCGGCGCGAGTGTGCCGTTCACGTCCACCGCGTCGTACTCGATAAAGGCGTGGGAAGTCGTGTTTGCGGTCTGCCATTTGTTCGTGTCCGTGGCAAATTGGCCGACTGCGCCGATGAATGGGGTTTTCGGCGCCAGAGCTACCAGCTCGGTGCTGGCCGTACGCCAGAAGTTGAACATCTGCTGCGGGTCTTTGGCGAAGCGCACCATGGACAACAGGTGGCGCTTGCCGTCAACGATGACCTCTTCACCGTACACCGGGATGATCGGGATGTACTCGCCTGGCCAGTCATTCGTTTCCAGAATCTCGGCGCCGGACATGACGTACTGCGTAACCTTCTTGCTGCGGGTTTCGCGTTCGCCCGTGATGGTGATTTGCTCGACTTCGAACAGGTCTTTCGCCAGCTCGTATTCCTCCGGCGAAATGATCATGCCGTTGGAGAGCTGCAGCAGCTTGGTCATTTCGTCGCGGCGGCGCCACCATTCGGCAACGCGCACCTCGTCATCGGTGAACCACTCGTTCATGTCGTGCGAATCGGCCTGGAAGTCGACCATTTCGGCCTTCGGCCAGCGCCGCTTGAATTCGTCCTTCGGCAGCAGCTCGGTGACGAAGCATTCATTCCAGTCCGACGAATCGGAGCAGGTCGAAACTGGATCGCCGTAGACGGTCAGGGGGTTCTTGATCGCGTCGATACGTATATCGAGGTCGAAGCTGTCGTTGGTGGCGTAGTCGATGCTAACGCGGAAGTAGCCAAAGCCGCCAGTTACCGCATTCTCCAGCGCGTTATCGTAGGCAACGTCCGCATCGCTGGTGTATTCGATGTTGCGCGCTAGGCCGTCGAGAATCTTGGCCGTTGCCTCGTCGGCGCCATCGCCGACAGGATGGAATTTGATCGCAGGGGTGTTCTGGCGCGCGTCGTTGGTGACTTGGCGAATGAAGGCAGGCAGCCGGTTCAGGGTCAGGCAGGGGCGTCCTTCGCGCTCGCGCTGCTGGCGGATTTCCTCTGGCCATTGTTCGCCCAGGCGTGCGAAGCGGACGTCATCGACCCAGTTATTGCGGTTGTCGCTCTCGCGCTCTTGGCAGCGAGCGAAGCACTTGCGCCCCTCGATCAGAAGGTCATCGCTTTTTTCTTCGCCGGTTTCCGAATCGTAGGGCATTTCGTCCTTGCCGCCTGTTGTGGCTGTACAAGTGCGAATCCTACGGTACAAGCAAGAAGATTACAAACAAGCAACAAGTTGTATTAGCCGAGCCATCCGCCAGAAGTCGCCGCGCGTGCTGGCGCTGGTTTGCGCGCAGGTGCTGGCGGCTTGGTCATGGCCGGGAACAATTCGGCCAAGGCCCAGATCAGCGCGTCGGCGCGGTTCGGTGATTTCGGCCCGGTGAAGCCGCTGGTGCTGAACGCACACAGCTCGTCCTCCAGCTTGGCGTGCACGCCGACATGGCGCACCTTGCCCTGCTCGTAGAGCGCGGAAAACGGCTCGGCGCGCTGCACCTTGCCCCGGCTGGCGGTGACCATCTTGAAATTGACCTTCGTCGCGGCCTTGGACGCGGCGGCCTGCACCACGGCCTTGACCATGCCGCCGCCGAAGTTGGTCTCACCCACCAACACATCGGCCTGGTGGCGCTGGTATGCATTCACCGACAGATTGCCCCAAGTGGCGGGGCCGGCCTGCAACGTCAAGTCCTCCAGCACGTAGGCGAGGCCGTCCGTGCCGAGGGCAGCGACCACAAGGCCGACTTCGTCGTTGTCCGGGTTCGGATTGTCGTCATCCGCGCCGGATGGATCGACCGCCACCACAACGCGCACGAAGTCGGGCAGCCTGTCGCTGCCGTCCACGCGCCACTTGTCGATGATCGCTTCATCGAACAGCGCGTTCGGTGTGGCGTCGGAGAACTCGCCGTCACGGAAGCGTCGCTTCATGCGCTCGGACAGGCCTTCCAGTGTGTTCAGGTACTCCGGCGACAAGTTCTCAACGTTGTCCTTCGGGTTCATCTGGAAAGACACGTAGTTGTCGCCGTTTTGCAACGCGTCACCAGTCTCCGGGTCGCACTTCTGCTTGAACACCTTGAATGTCCAGTGCGCTTTGGTCGGGGGGTTGCAGTCGAAGTAGAAGCGCAGTTTCAGCGGCTCGGGCGCACGGCCTGGGATGATTTGCATGACCAGTTGCGCCAGGCGGGTCAGCAACATTTGCACGCCATTCCAGCCTACTTGCGATGCCTCGTTCAAGTAGATCGTGACGAACTCCATGCCAAGAATCTTCTCCATGCGCGGGCCGTCGTCCAGACCACCAAACCAGATTTGCGAGTTTCCAGGCAGCGTGGCGTAACCGTCGGCCAGGTTCATGCGCCAGTGCGTATCCTTCACCAGCTGCGGGAAACACTTCTCCATGACCTTCGGGAAAGTGTCGAGGATGATGGAGGATTTGACGTGGTTGTAGCGGAAGCGCACCACCAGGTGGCGAGAGCCGGGTGCTTTTAGTGCGCGGGTGACGATGTTGCGGATCACCAGGAAGGTTTTGCCGCTGCGGCCGCCGCCGAACAGCATGCACCAGATTGCGGCGCCGGCCAGGATGACTTGGGCGGCCTTTTGTTTTGCGGTGAGAGTAAAGGCCATCAGCGGATACGGTGCAGCGAGGTCGCGTAGCGCTCCCCGTTGCGTATTTCGAACTGCTTGCCGGTCTGTGCGCTGTGCGTCATCGCGGCTTCGTAGACGGCTTTGCCTTCATGGTTCAGGTCCCAACGAATGGCGGGTAGCTCCATGCTGTCGCCGACGTCCAGGGCGGCCAGTTTGATCAAGTTTTCGCGTTGCATATTGCCTCCTACCCCAAGGCCCATTGCTTCGCCTTCTCCAGCAGGAAAACGGCTTGCTCTCGGGTCATGCGGGATGATCGAACGATGAAAGCGCCATCAACGTCCCAACCTACAACGACCAAATCGCTCGCTTCGGGGAAATCGCGAGCTGTGGCATGCAATGCCTGTTCTGGTGTGTAGGTCGTGGTGGCCGGCAGATCGCGGATGATGCCCATGTTGGTCTTTCAGGACGTTGCCCCCGGCGCCTCGCATAAGGCTGCGTACTCGTTGGTTGGAGTGGCTAGGGTCGTGATACATGGTTTGCAGCGGGGCCAAGCCGCTGCGACGCCGAGGCAACGAGGCCCCACTATGCCACAATTACGGCGATTGTACAACTCAGTCATTGCGCCGGAAGAGCAGGCCCTCCCACGAACCCGACAAAATGATGCCGGCGGCGCTGGTGTAGCTTGCGCGCATCTGAAAGTCAAACTTTTCTGCGACAGGGATAGGCGTCTTCGGGTCCAGGTTCTTGCTCGAACCGTTGTCGGTGCAGGTGAGGGCGCGCGGCATCCGCACCGGGCCGTTGTTCGGCGCACCGAAGTACAGCAACGCATCGGCGCCCTTCACCGTGCCACCTCCGCCGCCAGCGGACGAGTTTATTTGCAAATCGAGATCGACAATCAGCAACGTGTGGCCCGCCGGAACCGTGTATTGCGATTGCTTCGACATGGCGGGTGTCTGGTCGCTGATGGCACCTACTGGCAGCAGGGCGCGAACCGTTCCGCCGCCAGCGTCACGGACGGTGATCTGGCCCTCATTGCGGCGCGATGTGCCGTTCGAGGTAACGGTGATCAGGTTGATGCGCAGGAACTGACGGCTAACGGCGACTGGCGTCACGCCGTTGAGCGTTACCAGCACCGAAATTTCGTTGTAATCGGTGTCCAGGCCGGTAATCGTGATCGTCCGGGCGCCGGAGCCGGCCGCAGTATCGTTTGCGCTGGCAGAGAGGACTTCCAAGCTCGTCGCGGCAGCCAGCCAGGGGTAAATGCCGGCGCCCGTCCAAATGTCGTTTGTAGCCACGCCAGAGCCCGCGATGGTGACTTGGCCAAGGCCGGTGATGCGACGAATGAATTGCCCGTACGTGCCGAGCGACGCATCGGTGGCGATGCCTGCAGGGCTTCCAATGCGTGAGTATCCAGCCATGATGACCTCCGTTCGATACCGGGAGCCTATGCTGATGTTGTTGAGTTGACAAACAAGGGAATTGTTACAAGTTCTCGTCGCCGTTTGACATGACGATTTGCACCGGGCCGCCATCCTTGCCGCCCAGCTCGACCTTATCGCGCAGCATGCCTTGCTGGCGCATCAGGAGCTGCAGGAAGCCCTCCTTGGAGTGCATGAGCAGCTGCGTGCCGTCTTTGGTGATCTTCACCCCGGCGTAGAGCGCGCGGGCTGCCGGCGAGGCCTTGGCGGTGTCCTTGAACAGTGCGGAGCCTACGCCTTCACCTCGGCATTCCGTGCAGTCGGGGTCTGGGGGCTTGGTGTGGTCGTAATCGTCACCGCCCATTTCGTCGAACGCTTTCGGTTCGTGGGGTTTGCCCTTGGTAGCCTGTTGCTGGGCCGCCAGCTCGGACCGTTCGTGTGCCTGGCGGCCAGCCTTCATTTCCTCGGGAGTGCGCTTGTAGCCGCACCCGAACGACCAGCAAAAGCGGCAGCAAGTGCGTCGGTATTCGACCAGCTCGTTAGGGTCGGCGTGGACCACGCGGAGCAATTCCGCGACGATGCGATCTTGATCGACGCCAGTTCGCGCAGCGACTTTTGCGCGCAAATCTTGCAGATAGGCCAATACGTGGGGCAAGTTCAGGATGCGGCAGGCTTCCACCTCAGCTGCCCGCTTGTTGCGAGTCGAATAGCCGGCGCGCTCGTACACCTGCAACTGCGTGAGCTGTGGTTCGCTCACCAGCAGTTCGCAGAACTTGCGTTGCATCGCCGTCAGACCTTCGCTTCGTGCCACCGTTCACCCTCCCTTTCGCTTCGCAGTCTACCGGCACAAGTTGTACAAATCAAGCCCCAATTTGTTTGTAAAAATTTGCACGTTCACCTAAACGTCTTACTTGTAAATTTTTACAGGTTTCTTTTTCGCAACCGCTGCTCCATTGCTCCATTGCTCCACCCCCTAAAGGGGGATGGAGCTGGATGGAGCACTGAATCAGGACTGCACGTTGCTCCATTTGCTCCAATGGAGCACGAATGGAGCAAATGGAGCGTAAAATTTTGCAAGTAAATGTGTCATGGCCGCGCGAGAATTTCACCAATTTCCACTAGCAATCCTTTGTCGATCAACGCCCGAATTGCTCTTTTCGCATCGCGAGCAGCGTTTTTCGGTGTTTTCCCGTCAAGCCCAGGTGCCACCTGCGCAACAACATTTGCCACAAGTTTCTCGATTTCGATTTCTCCCCCCAGGTCTTCCATGGTCTCAAAAGCGCTCATGACGGCGTGCTGGTGAGGGCCGGTCGCCGCTACCAAAGGGGTGCTGGCACGCCGTTCGGTGGCCGACACAACGCAGCTGGTGATCGCCTCGCCGTCCTCGTCCTGGCCCAGGGCGACGGTATGTAGTGAGAAGCCGTACTTATCCCCTTCTCCCTCCCCGTCCTTCATCTTGGTAACGCGCACTTCCCGATAATCAGCTGCGCCACGTTCGACCATAATTTCGACGTCCATGGCCCCCTTCATGCCAGACCATCCTCGAGCACCCCGACTGCTGTCCTTACCGGTGTGGTGCACGATCAGTACCATGGCCCCGGTTACTTTGTTGAGCAGCTTGCAGTGTCCCAGCACGCGGCCGCTATCGGTGGCGCCGTTCTCGTCGCCGCCGGGCATGACCTGGGCATAGGTGTCCACGATGATCAGGTCCCACTCGCCAGCGGCCTTGGCGGCTTTCACCAGGTCCTTGATATCGTCCTTCTCCAAGAAGTTCGGCGCATCGGGAATCACCGCCATGTCGAACTCTTCAGGGGTCAAGCCATTGTAGTCGAGGTACGCCGCGATGCGATTGCGAAAGCCTGAGGCGCCCTCGGCACAGATGTAGAGCACGCGCCCCTGTTCAACCTTGTGCCCTCGCCAGTCGGCGCCCCGGGTGACCGCGCCGGCCAGATCGAGAGCCAGGAACGATTTGCCAGCTCCTGACTCGCCCACCAACATACCTACCTGGGCGCGCGGCAAAAGCCGCTTGATCATCCAGCGCATCGGCTTGCGCTTCAGGAACTCAACCGGGGCGAGAGGGCGGAAACGCATTTCCTTAATCGGCGCCGTGTCGCGGCTCATGATAGCCGGATCAGGTCCCAGGTCTTCGAAATCGTCCAGAGTGAGCGGTTTCGACGCGTCGATACGGGATTTACCCTTGCAGCAGTGTTCGCGCCAGAGGTACAGTAACGCGCGGTCGTGATCCTGCCGCCGGTGATCGAGCGCGATTTCCATGGCAAAATCATTGGTAGCCAGGATCGAGAACACTTCATCGTCCGACAGGCCGGCACCGTAGAGGGCCACGGACGCAGCGAACACGGCGCGAGAGCGGTCGCCCGAGTGCCGTCCTTCGAGCAGGAATTCCTTGACCGTCGCACGCAGCGGCATTGACGCCAGGTCGGGCAGCAGCAGGTCGTCCAGCAGCTCGGGCATGTTCAGGTCGATCACGTCGGCCTTGCGCTTCTCTTTGGCGTAGCGTGCTGAAAGCGCCGCCATGGTGTCGGTCGACGGCGCGCGCAGTGACGGAAGACTGCCCGGCACTTGATCACCAGTAACGGTCAGGAAGCGGGCCTCGTTGCCGCCGTAGACCTCAATCCCCACTTCGTGGTTGTTCCAATCCTGCGGCACGTCCCCCAGCGCCAGCACGCGCAGGCCGTGACCGGACGGCGAGAACTCGGTGTAGCTGTCCACCTTGGCGATCACCTCGGCGGCCCAGGGCGCAATCTCGCCATCCTCAATGCAGTGGTCGAGGTCAATGCCGATCACCCCATGGGCACCGGTCATGACGTAGCCGACGCCGGCAAAGATCGAGTTGGATTCAAAAGCAGCCAGTGCTACCTCATAGCTGAACCACTGTTCGGGCTTGGTCGTGCTGATGCCGTATTCGGGCCGATCAGCACGATGCGGCACCTTGTCGTATTTCCGTTTCTTCTCGTTCCAGACGGCGCGCCAGGGCGCCCACCTGCGCTGCGCACGTAGGTGTTCAGGGATGGCGCTGCCGACGAACGGGCGCAGCGGCGCCGGTGTCTCGCGGGCGGCCATGGCTTACAAGCCGCCGGATTGATCGAGCAGTTCCGCCGTGCGCGGGTCCACCAGCTGCGCACGAGGCACACCGGTATGGTGTTCAATTTCGATCACGCGGTCCTGCGGAGGGTAGCCGCGCACGACCCACTGCGATACGGCTTGCTGGGTGACGCCCAGCAGTTCCGCCAGTTTCACCTGGCCGCCGACGGCAGCCGCAGCGCGAACGATACCCGGTTGTTCTTTGTTCTGTTCCATTTGAATATTTCCTTTGATGTTGTACAAGCGCCCCTATTATGCGCCTTGATCTTGTACAAGGCAACGTGGCTTTCCAAAATGAACGTTTTGACATTTCAATCGCGCGCACCTACGCTACAATCTCTTTACAAGCACTTGCTTGTATTAACCCTCAGGAGAGTAAGAATGGATATCGGGAAAGCAATCGAGGCAGACCGCAAGCACGTGGGCATGTCGCAAGACCAGCTGGCCGACGCCGTCGGCGTTTCACAACAAGCCGTGTCGTATTGGGAAGAAGGCCGCTCGCGCCCGCAGAAGGACCGGGTGCACGTACTGGCCGATCTGTTCGGCACCGGCAGCCACTGCGCGGAATATTTGCGCGCCCGGCACCCGGGCGCCAGTGACCCGACGAACAGCATAGCCCTGCGCAGTCTGACCCAAGCGCGCGGTGCCCTGGTGCAGGCCCTGCGCGAAGTGGATTTCGCGCTTGCCACAATCAACAAGCGATAAGTTGTTGACACAAGTCACGACTTGTATAAAAATGAAGGCTCCAAACACAAACAGGGAGTCTTCAGCATGGAAATCAAAGTACACATCAGCCGTCAGCTGGTAGGCGGCTATGTCAATTACGAGGCGTCTTGCGCCGGCTCGAAAGAGGCGCTGCAGCTCACCAGCGACTTGCTGGGCGGCCTGACCGGCCAAGCGGCAGTACCTACCGGCGTAATCCTGGGCGCCGGCGCGCAGCTGGCCAGCGCTGCTCCTACCGAAACGCCGCCAGAACCACAGGTCGAGAAGCAGAAACCGACCACCGCAAAAGACGCGATCAACCAGGCTCTGGAAGCGGCGCGGAAGGACAAGGACGCAAAAAAAGTCGAAAAGGAAGCCGCCGAGGCCAAGGAAAAAGAAACTACCAGCGCCAGCGAGCAAGTTGGAGCCGGTTCCTCTGAAGCTGATGTCGAAGAAGGCGACGCCGTCGACTATGAAGCCGTTAAAAAAGCCGTTCTGACCTTGAACAAGCAAAAGGGCCGCGAGGTGGCGCTGCAGCTGCTGGGCGAGTTCGGCGTGACCACCGCCCCGGCGCTCAAGTCCGAGCAGTACGCTTCTGTCGTGTCCAAAGCCAACGCCATTCTGGCGGCTTGATCATGGCGGAGCACGCTACCCTCTCTCCTTCCGGCGCGCACCGCTGGATGGCCTGCGCCGGCTCGCTTGCCCTTGAGGCCGGCGTGCCAGACAAGAGCAGTGAGTTCGCCGAAGAAGGCACGCTCGCGCACGCCCTGGCCGCCGAGTGCTTGCAACAGGAATTCGACGCCCTCTACTTCGTCGACCGTGAGTTCTTCTATGCGGACCACGGCGCAGCGAAGTCGGCCACCATCAGCAAGGACATGGCCGAGTACGTTCAGCAGTACGTCGAGAAGATTCGCCAGTATGCCGCCGCCGGCGAACTGCTGGTCGAACAGCGGTTGGAATTCTCGCAGTTCATCGGCGTGCCTGAGCAATTCGGCACCAGCGACGCGGTGATCCTACTGGACGACGAGCTGCAGGTGCACGACTTGAAATATGGTCGCGGCGTGAAGGTCGATGCCGACAACAACGAGCAGCTGATGTTGTATGCGCTGGGCGCTTACGCCGAATATTCCGCCATGGGCGACTTCAAGCGCATCCGCATGGTGATCCACCAGCCGCGCCTGTCGCATCTGTCTGAATGGGATTGCACGGTCGATGAGCTGATGGCGTTCGCTGAACGTGCCAAGGTCGCGGCGCAAAAGGCAATCGCCATCCTGCGCTCGGATCGCGCTGAGGTTGATCTGGCCGCCGCGCTCACCCCCGGCGACGCGCAGTGCAAGTTCTGCAAAGCGAAAGGCCCGCGCTGCCCGGCGTTGACCGAGAAGGTACTGGCGACCGTGGCCAGCGACTTCGAGAAAATCGAGGACCAGCCGATCATTGAAGGCCTGAAGAAAGGCGAAGTTGCGGTCAGCATCGCTGACGCCGAAAAGGTCGTCGCGGCTGCCTATGGCGTGACAGCTAAAGCCGTAGATTTTGTCGACAATACGCATGAGGGCGGTGAGCAAACCTACTTCTGTGTGAAAAAACCTACTCTACGCCCTGCACTGGACGGCGCCGAGCAGCGCGTAGCTAGCGCCAGCGATGAGAACTTGGCCCTCTGCATGGAAGCGGTTGATCTGGTCGAAGGCTGGTGTAAGGCTGTTCGGGCCGAAGTTGAGCGCCGCTTGTTGGCCGGGGGTACCGTACCCGGTTTCAAGCTGGTGCAAGGACGTGCTGGCGCGCGTGCCTGGATCGACGAGGCCCAGGCCGAAGCGCTGCTCAAGGGCTTCCGGTTGAAGCGCGAAGAAATGTACGACCTGAAACTGATTAGCCCGACCAGTGCCGAGAAGGTGCTGGCCGATTCGCCAAAGCGCTGGACCAAGGCGAAAGAGCTGATCACCAGCAGCGAAGGCCGCCCATCCGTGGCACCGGCAGCCGACAAACGCCCTGCACTGGAAATGAAACCGGTCGCGGACGAGTTCAACGACGAGACCGGCGAAGACTTGGTCTAAACACAACCCATTGAAAGAGTAATCATGAAAATCAAATTGCAAAACGTGCGTCTGGCATTTCCTCAGCTGTTCAAAGCGACCACTGTCAACGGCGAAGGCGAACCGGCTTTCTCGGCGTCGTTTCTGATCGAACCGGACGACGCCCAGGTGAAGAGCATCGAAGCTGCTATCGAGCAGGTAGCCAAGGACAAATGGGGCGCGAAAGCTGCCGACGTCCTGAAAGGCATGCGCAAGAGCGACAAAACCTGCCTGCACGACGGCGACACCAAGAGCCAGTACGCTGGTTTCGAGAACATGCTGTTCATTTCGTCCCGCAACAAGACCCGCCCCCTGGTGATCGACCGCGACAAGACGCCGCTGGCCGAAGCAGATGGCAAGCCTTACGCTGGTTGCTACGTCCACGTGTCGCTTGATCTGTGGGCGCAGGACAACAACTACGGCAAGCGCATCAACGCGAGCCTGGGCGGTGTCCAGTTCTACCGCGATGGCGACGCCTTCACCGGCGGCGGCGCGGCGAGCGAAGACGAATTTGACGACCTGGGCGCCGGCACGGACGCCGAGGCCGACTTGGTCTAAGATTTCCCAGCGGGGGCTGTTGCCTAAGCTGGGGTTCGCCTCCCGGTACACAGCCCTGCCTTGCTAATTGCGCGGTCCCGCACCGCTTGTATCGCCGCGCAAGGTGCAGTGATGGGTAGCCCCATCCAAACCGCTAACAGCCTTAATCACATCAGCGGAAAGGCAGGGAATCGGCTATGACGACTTACAGCGTGCGCTGCCGCAATTCGGCGTGCAGGCATAGGCGGGTGACGACCAAACACCCAGATGATTACAAGATAGTTCCGAAATGCCCGAAGTGCGGCCACCGAAAGGGGTGGCGCATAGAGGGCCGAGCCTACAACCAGCGCCAGCTGTGCCACTGCAGCGGGCCGGAATTGACGAAGGGCGAACATTTCCCCCACCGGGTGACGCATCCGTATTGCGACAACCACCCGCTGGGCTTTTACAACCAGGCGCGCGCCCGAGGCGTTGCGCATGAGGATATCCCAGAAGAGTACAGGCCATGAGCTACTTTGATGACAACGAAGACGAAATCATCTATGGACGCAATCTTCGGCGCCGGGTGGCGGCATCAAAAGCCCGCGACGAAAAAGAGTGCCCGAAGTGCGGTGCTTGCCCGTTGAAGCTGCGTTTGAACGACAACGGTAATTGGCAGTTGTTTGAGCAAGAACGCGGCGAGCATAACCGGAACACTCCGCACAACTGCAACCCGTGTACGGAAGACGATTTCGAGGACGTATCCGCAGACGCGTAAGAAGACGCCCGCCGGTTCCTTCGGCGCCAGGCCGTGCTGGTCGATGCGGCGCCGGCTGTTCGCCTACGGACGCGACGCGCTGCCGCCGTCCTTCGCCTCGTCCAACTGGATCGTGGCCCGCATCCGCGCCATCGTGCCGTGGGCCGACTTCAAGGCGATCCGCGCGGTATACGCCGAGGCCGACCGCATGACTATCGTAACGGGCGTCAAGCACCACGTGGATCACGTTATCCCACTGAACCACCCACGGGTGTGCGGACTGCACGTGGCGGCGAACATGCGCGTTATCCCGGCCGGCCCGAACATGAGCAAGGGCAACGACTGGAATCCCGATCAACTGGAGCTGTTCACACAGCCCGAACAACTAAGGTTGATATGACGAAAGTTTTAGACCCCTGTTGCGGCAGCCGCATGATGTGGTTCGATAAGCGCGACTCGCGCGCGCGGTGTTCGGCGATAGGCGCAGCGAAACGATCACGGTCACCGACCGGACCCACCGCCAGGACGGCACCCGCACGTTGCGGATTGAGCCGGATACTGTCATGGACTTTCGCGCTCTGCCTTTCGCGGATTCGACCTTTAAATTGGTCGCGTTTGACCCACCGCACCTCGAACGCGCCGGGCCTAAAAGCTGGCTTGCTGCGAAGTACGGGAAGCTTTCTGAGGATTGGCGGGCCGACCTACGCGCCGGGTTTGCTGAATGCTTTCGCGTGCTGGAGGATGGCGGCGTGCTGGTCTTCAAATGGAATGAAACCCAGGTGAAATTGCCCCAGGTGCTGGCGTTGACGCCGCATGCCCCGCTATTCGGGCAAGTGTCAGGGCGCGCAGGCATGACGCACTGGCTTGTGTTTATGAAAGACGATTTTTCGGACCTCGTATGATCGACCGACTCTACCTAGATGACGAAACCTATAGCGAAGTGCCAATCACGCACGGCACCCACCGCTACGCTGAAGGCGTCGAAGTTATGCTGCGCGCCTGGGCCCTGAACGACGCTGTACCCTCGGTGCAGGACGTGGCCAACGGCGAACCGGCACCCAAGCTGCTGCAAGAAGCCGTCAGGGCGGCGCGCAACGGCGAGATTGAGGTGTGGGCGCACAACTCCCATTTCGACCGCACCATGGAGCGTTGGGCCGGTTTCGAGATACCCCTGTCGGCCTGGCGTGACTCCATGGTGCAGGCGCTGTGCCACGGCCTGCCGGGCGCTCTGGGCGATCTATGCGACATTCTCGGCGTGCCGCAAGAGAAGGCCAAGGACAAAGACGGCCGTGCGCTGATCATGCTGTTCTGCAAGCCGCGCCCGGCCACCAGCAAGCTGCGCCGCGCCACGCGCGACACCCACCCAGCTGAATGGGAGCGGTTCAAGTCTTACGCCGGTCTGGACATCGTCGCCATGCGCGAGGTGCTGCGCCGCCTGCCGGCATGGAACTACCCCGGCCGCGAGCTGGCGCTGTGGCAGCTCGACCAGCAAATTAATGATCGCGGCGTGTGTATTGATATCGACTTGGCCGAGGCGGCACTGGCGGCCGTCGAGGTAGCGCAGAAAGGCCTGGCCAAGCGCACGCAGCGAATGACAGGCGGCGAGGTGCAGTCGGCCACCCAGCGCGATGCCCTGCTGCTCCACGTCCTGACCGAATACGGCGTCGATTTGCCCGACATGCAGATGGCGACTCTCGAGCGACGCATTGCCGATCCTGATTTGCCTGAAGGGCTTCGTGAGCTGCTACGCATCCGGCTCCAGGCATCGACCACCAGCACCAGCAAGTACAAGACTTTGCTGCGCGGCGTGTCGTCGGACGGCCGGCTGCGCGGGCTGCTGCAGTTCTGCGGTGCCAACCGCACCGGGCGCTGGGCCGGGCGTCTGTGGCAGCCGCAGAACCTGCCCCGCCCGACGCTGCCGCAGGAAGAGATTGACCTGGGCATTGAGTCCTTGA